AGAGTTGATGAAACGAACGTGGAATCAATTGCTGATGAATTACCAGAGCCCTCTGGTTATAGACTTTTAGTTTTACCTTTTACACCAAAAGAAAAAACTAAAGGTGGAATTATTATTGCACAAGAATCTTTAGATAAATTACGTATCGCAACTAATTGTGGATACGTCATTAAACTTGGACCTTTAGCATATGCAGACAAAGAAAAGTTTGCAACAGGTCCTTGGTGCAAAAAAGGAGATTGGGTGATCTTTGCCAGATATGCTGGATCAAGATTACCAATTGAAGGTGGAGAAGTGCGTATATTAAACGATGACGAGGTGTTAGGGACAATTAAAGATCCCGAATCAGTCTTGCATCACATTTAACATAGGAGAGCACTATGCCAGAAGAAAAAAATGAACCTATGATTGATGTCGGCGAAGATCAAGGAGCCGAAATTAATCTAGATGAAAACAACGAGCAGGCGAAAGAAGCCGTTGCAGAAGAGAAGGTGGAAGTTGAACAGGTTGAAGAACAACCTGTAGAAGCTACAGAAGAGAAAAAGGATGAGAAGGAAGATGAGCTAAAAGCTTACAGTGAGGGCGTTCAAAAAAGAATTGCTAAACTTACTCGTAAGATGAGAGAGGCTGAAAGGCAAAAAGAAGAAGCGATTGCTTTTGCACAAGCTGAGAAAAAAAGAAGAGAAGAGTTTGAAGGTCGATACTCCAAACTTGATAAATCTTATGTATCCGAGTTTGAAAACAGAGTAACGACAAACATGGAAGCAGCTAGAGCATCTTTAAGAAATGCTATTGAATCGGGTGACGTTGACGCACAAGTCGCGGCACAAGAACAAATTGCACGATTAAATGCAGACGCAACTAAACTTTCAGTGCTTAAACAAGCTCATGAACAACAACAAGAAAACCAAAAGCAGGTTAATATTACACCTCAACAATACAAAGAGGTTGATACTTATAATGGTTATGAATTACCACAAGGAGCAAAAATAGACGCTAAAGCAGAGTCTTGGGCGGCTAAAAACTCTTGGTTTGGTAATGATTCAGCCATGACGTATACTGCTTTTGATATCCATAAAAAACTAGTCGAGGAAGAAGGTTTTGACCCACAATCTGACGAATACTATTCGGAAATTGATAAAAGAATAAGACTTGAATTTCCAAATAAATTTGATAGAGATATGGGTAATTCTACTGAAAGAGCAAAACCTGCTCAAACAGTAGCTTCAGCTAAACGTCCAAGCGCAACAGGACGCAGAAAAACCGTGAAACTCACACCGTCACAAGTAGCAATAGCTAAAAGATTAGGTGTGCCACTCGAAGAGTACGCAAAACAATTAACCACGAAGGAGGCATAAGCGTATGGAACAAGATAAAAACATAAAAACTTCTCGTGCGAGTCAGACAAGAGCAAAGGACACACGTCCTCAAACTTGGACTCCCCCGTCATCACTAGATGCACCACCTGCGCCTAACGGATTTAGACACAGATGGATAAGAGCTGAAAGCATGGGTTTCGACGATACGAAAAACATGTCAGGCAAGATCAGATCGGGATGGGAACTCGTAAGAAGCGATGAATATCCTGAATCAGATTATCCAACTGTTAAAGAAGGCAAATATGCAGGAGTCATAGGGGTTGGCGGCCTTGTGCTGGCAAGGATACCCGAAGAGATTGCGAAGTCTAGAGAAGCTTATTTTAAAAAGCAAACTCAAGACAGAAACGAAGCACTTGATAACGATCTCATGAAGGAACAGCATCCAAGTATGCCTATCAATAGTGATAGACAGACTCGTGTAACCTTCGGTGGTACGAAGAAGTAATCTTTTAGATATTTCTAGATCATCGATTAATTAAAAACCTTTATAGGAGAAAAAAACTATGGCAAACTCAAACACACAAGGTTTCGGTTTAGTCGCTGCGATGAGAGTTGGAAATACTCCAGCAATCTCTGGTCAGTCTAAATACGAAATCGATGCGGGTGAGACTAATGCTATTTTCAATGGAGAGCCAGTAAAAGTTGATATTTCAGCTTCTACAGGTGGATACATTGTAACTGCAGCAGCAGGAACAGCTATGGTTGGAACTTTAAATGGAGTGTTCTACAATGACGCTACAACTAAAAAACCAACTTTCGCTAACTACTACCCAGCAGCTACTACTCCAGCAAATAGCGAAGACGTAACCGCATTCGTTAATGATGATCCTTTTCAAGAATACATCATTGCGACAAACGCAACTCTAGGTGCTACTTTAGCATTAAGAAAATCTAAAATTGGATTAACTTATGCTACAACTGCAGCGGCTGGAGACACATCTAACGGTAAATCTACAGTTCAACTAGATATCTCAAGTGCAGCTACTACAGCTAAACAATTGAGAATGGTTAGAATTGCTGAAGATGTGGAAAACGAAGATCAAACAGCAGCTAATTGTTCAGTGGTTGTAAAGGTGAACTTACACCAATACACTGTTGGATCGTTGGCTACAGGCATATAATAGGAGGATATAAATTATGGCTATAAGTAGATCACAACTAGTTAAAGAACTAGAGCCAGGTTTAAATGCTTTATTTGGCCTGGAGTACAAAAGATACGAAAACCAGCATACTGAAATTTTCGATACAGAAAATTCAGACAGAGCTTTCGAAGAGGAAGTAATGTTATCTGGTTTCGGTAACGCTCAAGTAAAAGGCGAAGGGCAAGGCGTATCATACGACTCTGCTCAAGAGACTTTCACTTCGAGATACACTCACGACACAATCGCATTAGCGTTCTCAATCACTGAGGAAGCTATTGAAGATAACTTGTATGATAGATTAGCAAGCAGATACACAAAAGCTCTTGCAAGATCTATGGCAAACACAAAACAAGTTAAAGCAGCGAATGTGTTAAACAATGCGTTCGATTCAAGCTTCGCTGGCGGAGATGGTAAAGAGCTTTGTGCTACTGACCACCCAACAATCGCTGGTACATTCTCGAACGAGTTAGCAACTTCTGCTGACTTAAACGAGACTTCATTAGAGCAGTCGTTAATTGATATTGCGGCTTTCACTGATGAAAGAGGCTTAAAGATCGCTGCTAGAGGATTAAAATTAATTATCCCAAGTGAACTACAATTCACTGCGGAAAGATTAATGAAATCTCAAGGCAGAGTTGGTACAGCTGATAATGATATCAACGCAATCAACAGCATGGGAATGATTCCACAAGGTTATGTGGTTAACAACTTCCTAACTGATACTGATGCGTTTTTCATCAAAACTGATGTTCCTAACGGTCTGAAAATGTTCGTGAGATCACCTATCAATACTAAAATGGAAGGTGACTTCGATACTGGTAACGTAAGATACAAAGCTAGAGAGAGATACTCATTTGGTTTCTCTGATCCTAGAGGTATCTTCGGTTCGCCAGGAGCGTAATCGTAAGATTATTCGATGGGCGGGGTTGACCCGCCCATCAACATAAGGTAAGGAAGAAAGTGTGAGAAACTATCTATTTAAAATATTCACCAAAGATTATCAGACAAAATTCTACAAGCAAACGGATAGCTCTATGTTAACTATGGGACAAGTCCATAAAGAAATCATTGACTATCTAGGAAAAAATGCTATAGAATGGGAGCCGAATCCATTAAAGTTCGGTGGAACGTCCACTGGCGCTGGATTCTATATAACCTATGAGGAGGTTAACGATGGCACAAAGCACAATGTTACTCTTCGCCAAAAAGATACAGCTCGAGTCGAAATGGAACGAGATGTACCTTCAAAATGAAGGCAAGATAACAACTGATATGCTACAGCTAGGAGATGAGATCAAAAAGGTGATTAGATCCATCTTAAAAGCGCAAGAGGAAGAAGCATATAACTATGCTAATTCTACTGATTTAGAAATACATCAGTTTGCTGGCTAGCTAGTAGTTAAATTTATAAAAAGTGTGTTTGGACTACGGGATACCTTGCACTTCTCACAAAACTTCTATATATTATTAGCACTATACAAATAAATTGGCATAGACGAGTATAGTCGACGGCCTAAAGACTATGTCAATGTAACTAGGAGGATAATAATATGGCAAATACTACATTTAAAGGTCCAGTAACAGCTCTTAATGGGTTTATTGGTGGTCCAAACGTAAACGCAGGAGACACTCAACAAGGTGGTAAAACTCCATACACTGTAACAGATGCAAATACTATCACAGATGGTACTAATACTTTAGAGGCAGCTGATAACGAAGGTGTATTAGTATACGTGCAAGACGGTGCAGCAGGTGCTGCTGTGTATGCTTTTTCAGATGGTACAAACTGGAAAAGAGTTGATACACTAGCAAACATTTCTGCAGCATAGTAATAATTATGTGGCTCCTTCGGGAGCCACAAACTAAGGAGAAAATTAATGAGTATGAAATCAGATGTTAAAGCAATTAGAAAAACGGATGCTACATCAGTCTTCGCAGGACGAACAAGATTAAGAGGAATTATTCTTGCATCAACTGGATCAGCTGGATCTGTAACTTTACAAGACGGAAATTCTGTAACTCAATTTCAAGCAGATGTTCCTGCAGGAGATGTGTTTTCATTTAACATGCCAGAAGATGGTATTTTATTTGAAAGTGGAATGACAGTATCAGCAATTTCTAACGCTACAGTTACAGTATTAATAGATAAATAGGAGGCTAGATGGCTACCTCTGGTACTACATCATTCGATTTAAATATCGACGACATTATTGAAGAGGCCTTTGAGAGAACTTCTGTTCGCGGTAGTCGAACAGGTTATCAATTAAAAAGCGCAAGAAGATCTTTAAACATTTTATTTTCAGAGTGGGGAAACCGTGGTGTTCATCTTTGGAAAGTTAAAGAAGCAACTGTACCTCTTGTTGAAGGACAAGATGAGTATAATTTTGCAAATGATAATACTAATTTTCCACAAGATATTAATGATGTTTTAGAGGCCTATGTTAGAAATAATACAACGGCAACAGCGCCTGTCGATACAACTTTAACTAAAATAGATAGATCAGACTACGCTGCACTTCCAAATAAATTATCTCAAGGAACACCTTCTCAATATTATGTTGAAAGAACCGTGGCACCAAGTATTTATTTATATCAAACAGCAGGATCTTCTTTTTCTGGGTCTAATTATCAATTAAAGTTTTATTATATTGCAAGAATAGAAGATGCAGGTGCATATACAAATACAGCAGATATTACTTATAGATTTATTCCATGCATGACTGCAGGTTTGGCTTATTATTTAAGTATGAAATATTCACCAGAGCTTATTCAACCTTTAAAACTTGTTTATGAAGATGAACTTCAAAGAGCATTACAAGAAGATGGTCAAAGAACTTCTTTATATATTTCACCTCAAACCTTTTATGGAGATGGGGTCTAATGCCTTTTGCTAGATGCACAAGGTTTGCAAAATGCAAGACCTGCAAGAACAGAACCTGCAACACCAAGATTATTGAATTCAAATGCATTTACAGCGATAGTAGGTTCAACAACTATTTCTGTGTTTGAAGAAAATCATCAAAGATCAACTGGTGATACAGTTTGTTTTAGAGATGCGTCTTTTGGATTTGGTATTGATGATATCAATAATACATCAGGATTTACAATTACTGTAACTGATGCTAATAATTATACTTTCACTTCAACTGATACTGCAGATGCAAGTGGAAAATTTGGAGGATCACTCGCGTCCGCTGGGCCCGTAACGATATCATCATAATGGCATATACTTTAACAAATTTACAAACGGATATTAGAAACTACACAGAAGTAGACAGCAATGTTTTATCTGATTCTGTTCTATCAACGATTATCAAAAATGCTGAAAATAAAATTTACAGAGATACGGATACGGATGACGACAGATTTTATGCAACATCAAATCTTCAATCTGGAAACCGATATGTCACCATTCCGTCTGATTTGAGAATTATTAGATATGCACAACTTACCGATTCATCAGGTAATCAAATATTTTTAGAACAAAGAGATACTTCTTTTATGGCCGAATATTATGATAATCCAGGCACAAGTTCTGGTCTTCCTAAATATTATGCAAATTGGGATGCTAATTTTTGGGTTGTGGCTCCAACACCCGATGACACTTATTTGATTACTTTGGCTTATAATAAACAGCCAGATTCAATCACTGAGTCTCCAGGAAGCACTCAAGGAACTTATACATCTAATAAATATCAAGATTTACTTTTATATGCATGTCTGATAGAAGCATATGCATACTTGAAAGGGCCTGCGGATATGTTACAATACTACACGCAAGCTTATCAACAAGCTCAACAATCGTACGCGATCGAACAACAAGGTCGTAGACGCCGAGACGAATATACTGATGGTGTTATTCGTACTCCTTTAAAATCAGTAAACCCATCGCAATAAACTAAGGAGAAAAATAAATGGCTAATATAGTACCTGACTCTTTTAAAACAGATCTTCTAGGTGGTGTGTTTGATTTTGATTCTGGTGGATCAACTTTCAAACTTGCACTCTACACTTCGATTGCTGGTTTTAGTACTGCCACTACAGCTTATACAACGACTAACGAAGTTTCTTCGTCTGGTACAAACTATACAGCTGGTGGAAATACTTTAACGAATAATGGTGTAGCAGTGTCATCAAACATCGCTTATGTTGACTTTGCAGATTCAACTTTTTCATCTGTAACTTTGTCAGCAGTAGGAGCTTTGATTTATAAAGGCACTTCTAATGAAGCAGTATTAGTTTTAGATTTCGGCGGCACAAAAACTGCAACTAACGGAGATTTCGTTATTCAGTTTCCAACTGCTGATTCATCTAATGCGATCATTAGACTTGGCGACGCATAATAATTTAG